AACTGAACCTCCGCACCGTCCAGGTTACGCCCCGGACCACCAGGCCCTCGGTGCAGTTGAAGGGGAACCAGCGCACGTTCGGGCTGTTCCAGACCAAGACCTTCCCCAAGGGCGCCATCTTCCAGCGCACCGGCCCCGGGCCTGGGGACCTCCGCACCCTCCTGTCCTACGCCCAACTCCAGAGGGAACGGCTGATACAGCGGATGATGAACCTGCCCAAGCTGGCCGAGAAGATCTACACCGAGCGGTTCAAGGTCTATTTCGAACGCCGGTTCGCCGGGCTCACCAAGACCGGGAAGGCCAAGAAGCCCGAGGCCGCCTAATGCTCCAAAGGCGGACGCCCCTGGCACCCCGCAGGAAGCGGAAGCGCATCATCAAGGCCGAGCGCCAGGAAGACCCCGCCTACCTGGACCAGGTGCGGGCCCTCCCCTGCCGGGTGTGCGGAGCCACCCCCAGCGAACCCCACCACCCCAAGGGCCTTGAGTTCTGTGGTGGAGGTGAGAAGGCAGACGACCATGATGCCTTCCCCCTGTGCCCCACCTGCCACCGCACCGGCCGCCGAGCCTTCCACCTCATGGGGTCCAAGGCCTGGGAAAGGCTGTTCGGTCCTCAGCGTGACCATGTGGCAGCGACCAGGGCCACCCTCGGCAGCATGAAGGAAGTCTTCACTTAGCTGTCACGGGACACCACGCCTATCCTTGCGGCGAGGTAGGGCGAAACCGTGACTAACCCCATCAACCGCAAGCTCCGGCCCGAGGACATCCTGGAGATTCGCCGGGCCTATGCTGCCGGTGAGGCCAGCCTGTCCGTCCTGGGCATCCGCTTCAAGGTCTCCAGGCAGCACATCCACCGGGTGCTCGAAGGCGTGAAACCGCCCCGCCCTGGCTCGGGGAGTGGCCCAGGCGAAGCCGGGCCTTCCACCCCCAGCCCCAAGGGCCAGGGCACCACCCTCGTCGGTCCTGGGCGAAGTTCATATGAATCTGCGCCGGTTCATATGAACGTGGGTCCTCCCAGGGCCTCAAACCGAGTGGGTGACCGGGGGCGCGGCGTTTCACCAGTGAAGGAAAAACCGAAACGGACTTGACTTTGTGTCACGGGACAAACCCCGGGAGTTGACAGATGGCAAAAGGGCGCACCCAGAAAACACAGCAGACTGTAAAGGGCCAGGGGCAGGGCTGGCAGAACCGGATCGTCGGGACTGGGACAGAGGCGCCGGACCAGCTACTAGCCAACCCGAGGAACTGGAGGATTCACCCCCAGGCCCAGCAGGAGGGACTGGAGGCGGTGCTGGACCGGGTGGGGTGGGTCCAGAACGTGGTGGTGAACAAGCGCACCGGCTTCATGGTGGACGGGCACCTGCGGGTGACCCTGGCCATGCGGAGGGGGGAGCCCGAGGTGCCGGTGGTCTACGTGGACCTGAGCCCGGAGGAGGAGGACATGATCCTCGCCTCCCTGGACCCCATCGCCATGCTGGCCAGGCCGGACCAGACCAAGCTGGAGGAACTGATCGGCTCGGTGGCCCAGGGCGACCCCATGACGGCCGAGATCCTGAAGCGCATCGCCCAGGACGCCAAGGCCCTCCCCTACGAAACCGAGGATGTGCAAGCCCACTGGGAGGGGATGCCTGAGTTCCAGCAGGACGACCAGGGGGCTTTCCGCAAGGTCATCGTGAACTTCAAGACCGAGGAGGATGTGGCGGCGTTCTTCCGGCTGATCGGCCAGAACGACACCGGCAAGACCCGATCGATCTGGTATCCCCAGGAGGCGAGGGCCGACCTCAAGGCCCTTGGATACAAATGACCCAGGACCCCGCCATCTGCCCGCAGTTCCCGCTCTACATCCCCAGCAAGGGGCGGCACGAATACATGATCACCAGCAAGGCCCTCACGCTGATGGGGGTCCGGCACCATGTCGTGGTGGAGCCCCAGCAGGTGGACGACTACCGGCGGGCGGTGGAGCAGATGGGCCTGCTGGCCACTGTGCTCGAACTCGACATGAGCTACAAAGCCCGCTACGAGCTTTGCGACGACCTGGGCCTGACCAAGAGCACCGGCCCCGGCCCGGCCCGGAACTTCATCTGGGACCACTCCATGGCCCAGGGGTTCGCCTGGCACTGGGTCATGGACGACAACATCGTGGACTTTCACCGGGTGAACCGGAACCTCAAGATCCGCTGCTACACCCCGGCCTTCTGGCGGGCCATGGAGGACTTCTGCCTGCGCTATGAGAACGTGGCCATGGCCGGGCCGAACTACGAGATGTTCGTGCCCAGGAAGGCCAAGGTCCCCCCGTTCATCACGAACACCAGGATTTACTCCTGCAACCTGATTCGGAACGATGTGCCCTTCAGGTGGCGGGGCCGCTACAACGAGGACACCATCCTGTCGCTGGACATGCTGAAAGCGGGCTGGTGCACGATCCAGTTCAACGCCTTCCTCCAGAAGAAACTGAACACGCAGACCATCCCCGGGGGGAACACCGCGGAGTTCTACCACGCCGAGGGCATCGTCCGGCCCGGCCAGAAATACGCCGACACGGGCACCCTGGCCAAGTCCCAGATGCAGGTGGCGGTTCATCCTGACGTTTCGCGGCTGGTCTGGAAGTTCAACCGCTGGCACCACCATGTCGATTACACCCCCTTCAAGCGGAACCGTCTGCGCCTGCGCCCGGACCTGGTGATCGAGAAGGTTCCCAACGAATACGGGATGGAAGTGGTCGAGATGGAGTAGCTGGTGGACGACTACGACGAGATCCTGGCGAAGGCCCAGCAGATGCGGAAGGAAGGCGCCACCCTCCAGCAGGTGGCCATCGCCCTCCCCATCCGGCTCGGGGATCTGATGGCCCTGGGCAGACTGAAGCCCCGCGAGGACCGGAGCCTGCCGAATGCAGACCATCGGAACCAGTGAACTCTGCCGCCTGCTGGCCGGTGAAGGGAACCCTCCCCTCACCAGGGAGCGCATCCGGCAACTCGTGAACGAGGGGATGCCCAAGGTGGCGCGGGACGAGTTCGACGGTGTGCGCTGCATGTTCTGGTATCTCGGCAAGCTGCGGCGGGCGGTGGCCCACAAGGAGACCGAGAACGAGGACGGCAGTTCAACCGGCATCCGTGCGGAGCGGAAGCGGCTGCTGAAGACCCAGGCCGACCGGGAAGAACTGGAGCTTGCGGAACTGCGGCGCGAGATGCTGAAGGTCTCGGACTGGGAGGCAGCGACCGCAGACCTGGTGACGACAGCCAAGGCCCGGATCTTGGCCGTGCCCGCCCGCGTGGCCCCTCGCGTGGTGGGGGAGACGAACCGGGTGCTGGTCCAGGGGATGATCGAGAAGGAACTGAAGGCAGCCCTTTCGGAGCTTGCGGAGGTGGGGGATGGTGTCCCATCCAAGCGCACTCGATGAACTGAACAAGGCGAAGGAGCGGGTGCGGCACCTCTGGGCCCCACCTCCTGACCTGACGGTGAGCCAGTGGGCAGAGGCGAACCGCATCATGCCCAAGGGGACCACCTCCAGGCCTGGCCCCTGGCGGTCGGAGGTCTATCAACGGGGCATCATGGACGCCCTGTGCGACCCCCTGGTGAACGAGGTGGTGTGGATGAAGTCCACGCAGGTCGGGGCCTCCGAGATCCTAAACAACATCATCGGCTACTTCATCGACCTGGACCCGAAGCCGATGATGATGGTCCAGCCCACCGAGACCAACGCCAAGGATTACGGTCGCAAGCGCATCACCCCCATGATCCAGGCCTGCCCCAAGCTGCGGGACAAGGTGCGCGAGGCGAAGACCAGGCAGGGCGGGAACACGCTCACGCTGAAGGAGTTCCCTGGCGGGTTCCTGAAGCTCACCGGGGCGAACTCGGGCGCGGGCCTCCGGTCTGATCCTGTGCCCATCGTGGCCTTCGATGAGGTGGACGGCTACCCGGACGATGTGAACGGGGAAGGTGACCCCATCGAGATCGGTTCCAGGCGCACGGACCAGTTCCCCGACTTCAAGCTGTTCAAGGTCTCCACCCCCGCCAAGCCGAAGGGCCTTTCCAGGATCGAGAGGGACTACGAGAGGAGCGACCAGCGCCGGTTCCATGTCCCATGCCCGCATTGCGGGCACGAACAGGTCCTGTGGTGGACCGACCCCAAGACGAAGGAGCACCGCCTGGTGTGGGAGGTGGACGCTGACGGGCAGGTGGTCCAGGAGTCAGTTCGCTACGTCTGCGCGAAGTGCAAGGCCGGGATCACTGAGCGGCACAAGCAGGGGATGCTCGATCGCGGTCGCTGGATCGCGGCCCACCCCGGGAGGCCGGTGGTGGGGTTCCACATCAACGCGCTTTACTCCCCGTGGAAGGAGAACTGGCACACCCTGGCCCAGGAATGGGTCGATGCCCAGGGGAACAAGGAAGCCCTCAAGGCATTCATCAACCTGCGGCTCGGGGAGACCTGGGAGGAACAGGGCGAGACGCAGGACAAGGACAGCCTGAAGGAGCGGCTGGCCCCCTACGCCGCCGAGGTTCCTGGGAACGTGGCCTGCCTGACGATGGCGGTGGACGTTCAGGACAATCGCCTGGAGGCCGTGGTGAAGGGGTGGGCCCCGGGCGAGGAGTCCTACCTGATCGCCTACGAGGTCTTCTGGGGAGACCCCAGCACCGACCCGGGGGTGTGGGAGGATGTGGAGGCCCTTAGGACCAGGGAGTGGACCAGGGCCGACGGGCTGAAGATGCAAGTTGCGGTGACGGTGGTGGACTCCGGCGGACACCACACCGATGCGGTCTATGACTTCGTGCAGCCCAGGCAGAACCTGAGGGCCAGGGTGTTCGCGGTGAAGGGTGTGGACTTCAACTCGAGGCCGGTGCTGGCTGCCGAGGGCACCACCAAGCGGTCGGCGGTGCGGCTCTACACCATCGCAACCCACCAGGCCAAGGATCGGATCTTTTCCCGCCTGAAGATCGCCCAGCCGGGGCCGGGCTACATGCACCTGCCGGAGTGGACCACCGAGGAATACCTGGCCCAGTTGACCGGCGAGAAGCGCATCGTGGTCACGAACAAGCGCACCCGCACCAAGAAGACCGTCTGGGTCAAGACGCACACCAGGAACGAAG